GTTTTTCTGCGACCAGAATATACGTTAATTCCGTATTTCTTTAATGTTGTAATAGATTTATGTAAGTCTTCGGCTTTCTCGGCAACAGATTTTTCTTCATCTTCTGCTTCCTCTTCTTCCTCTTCTTCTTCGAGTTCCTCTTCTTCGGCCTTCTCTTCCATTTCCTCTTCTTCTTCTGGGGCTTCCTCTTCTTCTTCCTCTTCGTCAGCTTTTTCTTCGCCTGCCATTTCCTCTAAGTAGGCCATGACTTCTTTGAGTTTTCCGAGAGTAGCTTCCATATCCTTGTAAAGCTCTTCGTGCTTATCAAGTTCTGCTATCGGTTCATCGAGAGCTTCACTTTTCTCTGCTTCTACGACTTCTTCGTCAGCAGGTGCAGCGTGTGAATCTCCACAAGTACATTTGCTCATATGTGTGCGTTATTTGGGACTACCTATATAAATAATAGAAAATACTCGGGTTTGTGTGCGTTATTATGGATTATGGTTTGAAATTAGCTCTGCCTACTGCGTCACGTAACTTAAACCCGCTAGTCATTCCACCACCGCCATCAGGTTTTTTGTATGGTTTACTAAACTTACCTGGATTTCTCCATAACTCGGCACACCATGCAGCTTCATCTCTTATTACATTACGAGGTCCTGTAAATTTATCACCAGTAAATCCACTTAATTTTCTAGCAGATAGCTTACAATTTGCCATCCATGCACTAGAAGGTTGTCTACCGCCACGACCTTTTGGTGGTTCTTTCTTAGGTTTCTTTTGTATAAATGCACCAAACTTTATCATGCGCATTACATCATCTAAGTAATTATTTGTCTTCTGTAAACGTTCTGTCTTAATAGTACAAGGACATTCTGCCTTATCTAACGACTTTACCTTGTCTTCCAAACTCTTACTCCAACTGTGACCTGCATCTCCACCCATCATTTTCCACATAATAAAACCCTTACTAGGTCTTTTCTTATTATCAAAGTTCTTACCCTGTGGGTCTACTGTCTCATGTCTTCTATAATACTTGTGAATCTTCATTGCCATTGAATATGTTACAAATTGTTTATCTATTAAATGACGGTTTATTGCTTTTGTAACTTTACCGCCACCATACCCAAACTCTGCTCGTAACTCCCTACCATACTTAGCTTCTTTTTTGACTCCTTTTGGTATCTTGTATTTTTCTATCTTAGTAAGTATGTCATCTAATACATCTGATTTACCGAATCTTCTGGCTTGTATGGCCCTTTCCTGCCTTATAGCTCCTGCCTTGGTATCATGGCAGCCTAGAAGTCTTCGGTTCTTTTTAGCGTATAAACAATATTTACCCTTTTTACGCTCTATTATCTTTTCTACCATAGACTCAACTTCATCTAAAGTGACCTGTACACTGTTAGATTTAGCCATAGCTACATCTGTAACCTTTGCCTCTGGGTTGGCTGGATTGTCACCAACCCAAGATACGCTCCAAAGAGAAAGTTCGTTAATACGATTGTGGCAGTCGTTTTCTGAAAAACATACTTTCTCTTGGTTTGTGGCTTCACCACGGATACTACTTGCACCCGATGGTCCGTAATCTTTAATCTCTTTCCATACTTTATCATGCATTCCTATTTTATTGTGAATACCTATTCTAATCTTAACTTTACCGTTTTTAACTTTGTAAGCAAGGGGAAGCCCAATCGGCATTTCCTCATGACGGTACGAATATACGCCGTAGCGCATGTAAAAATCCATGGCTTCTTTGATAGTTTCTGTGGGAACCATATCGCCTTGTTTATCGACAATAGGAGCGGAGATATATGTCTCCATTACTCTGTCATTATACCACTCTGGTCGGTAGACTTTCCAACCAGTGTTCTTTTCGTCTGCCACAAATAACGCACACATAAAGCGATATAAAAAGAAAAATATTTACTCGGGTTGCAACATAACGCACACACTTGTGTGCATTATTTGGTTATCGCCTTGTTACTTTTATGTTCTTTTGTGCAGCCATAGATAATTTTCTAGCCAATATCTTTGCAAATCTTTCAGGTAAAATGCCTTTTTTTTCTGCAAATGCTCTACCTAAAAAACGGCGTGGTTGTGTACCAAACCTCATAATGCTCTGTAAAACAGCATCCTCGTCTTTACTATGTCTTTTAGACCAAGGTGCTAATTTGCCATCTGGAGGGCGATATGCTGGCCTACCTATCGCAGGGCCCGTTCCAAACTCCATGTGTCCTGCATAAGGTAATGGACTACCAATCTTAAATTTGTATTCATTCTCTTCAACAACTCCTCTCATACTTGAGGCTAAACGGCCTGTGTCATATGCACCTCCATCTTTACCTTTTGTACTTTGTTTATACTTTTCTGACACATTCTCTATTGCTTTAGCCTCTATTGCGTCTGCTGTGTCTCTTAAAGCTAAATGTAAAGTTTTAAAACAATTTGGTTTAATTTTTTGAAAGAACTCTCTTACTTTAGGCGAATCTGTTATGACTACTTTGCCACTCATTTTTTATATAATTTAACGTTTTCTATGTGGTCGTCACCGTACTTCTCTTTCCACTTCTTATCTACGTATTTCTGCGCTTTCTCATAGTAATCCATACGTTGCTTTTTTTGTGCATGAAGAAGTGTTTGCCTGTCTGCATTCTTCCATGCTCTTTCTGTCTCACACTCTTCACAGAATCCGTTAGCCGCTATATGGACTGTCATTGCTCCTCTTAAACATTTCTTACACTGTTTGCTCATCTTTCTCCTTTCCGTTTCCATGATGCCCATACTTTGCATTACATATATGTATTTTGATATGGTCTGGCATTCTACTCATACTATCCTCACTAGTTGTGTTCTTTGATTAGGATGTAATAAAGAATGCCCTCTTAAATTCATCCTATACTTTGCCCCTACTTCTTGTTGTAACATAATTAACTCATTTAAATACATGCCATTCTCAGGCATACGCCTTGCTAATTCTTTGTGTGCAGGACATACTCGTGTATCTTGTCCTACTATTAAACTATATCTAAATTGTTGACCCATACGTTGCTCTGCTATTTTATATCCTCTTAATCTACCTTCATTAGCTATTTGATTAATCTCCGTTCGTGCTATTCTTGTAAGTTTGTAAGTCTCTCCAATCCCTACCTGACGCATGTTTTGAACAATTACTGGAATAGTACTGCCTTGTGTTACGCCAGCCATTATTACTGCATTTAACTTTTCTACAAGTATATTTTGAAATTGATTGTAAGCATTATACAACGCACCTTCATTCTTTAACAATCTAAGTACTTCTAAATCTTCAGGCCCTAAATCTGGTGCTTTTGCTGCCGTTTTCTTTATTCCTCTTATCTCACCATATGCTGAACTATATCCATTCCTAAATGCAAAATCCATGTCATCCATAATTGCATCACGCATTCGCTTCGCTAACATTACTGCAATGTCATCAATTTGTGTGCGCAATTTGTCGTAAGTTCTAACTTTTTCTAACTGTTTAAGTTCTTGTATAAGGACTCTTCGGAGTTCTCGAGCTGCTGATTCCATATATCCAGATGTTCTTTTAGCTCCTCGGCCTCCTGCGACTCCTGAGAACTGCTTCGAAAATCCTGACGCACCACCTCTGCCTGTTGAGGAAGCACTAAATTACCTTCACCATCCAAATCCATCTCCACTCCTACATTCTGCATTTGGGTCAATATCTGAGCCTTCAAATTCATATTATTCAAATATTTGGTCTCATCCTTTTCATTAATATCATTAAATCTAATCTTCCATGTGTCAACTTCCATCAACTTTAGTAAAGGTTTCAAGAAACCCATCTCTACACACTGCTGTGTTTCCCTGATAGTCCTGTCAAATATTGTAATCTGCTCGCCTTCTGAATTTAATCCACCTACTCCCTGCATCTGACCAACAACCAATGGCATGACTCCATACGCACCGTTTATGTCGTTGTTAATGCGGTCCATGTAAGGTAGCATCATCAACTCATCCATGTTAGGCATAACTGGAACAAACTTAGCCGTAGTGCTTGCATCTCTACTACTTAAGATAGGAATAAAGTTCGGATTACGTCTTGTTTCCTCTGCAATATATTCTCCTAATCTGTTAAGTGATTCCTCATCGTGGCCTGGTACATCTAAGAAACCTTTAGGTGGTCTTTCCAGTCTATAGATTTTGTTTTGGAATGACTCTATGGCCAATGCTGTTTCGATTTTTTTGGAAAGACCTATAATTGGCGACTGCCCATACAAACGAGCATTCGCACTGTATTTGTTAAAATGTATAATCTCATCACGTGCAAACGGTATCTTACCATCCTCACTCTCATAATAATAAGCCATATACTCTAACTCTACACCTGTTTCTGGATTAACTGTCCCTTCCATAAACTCTCGAGTTACTGGGTCAAACTTATCTTCCTCTAAAAATCTACCAAACTCATCTACATGGAATCGCATGTGCTTTGCATCTTCTACCCATAACTCCTTGACAATCTTGCCAGATACACTACCATCCTCACTTGCTAACCTGTCGTAAACAAGACTTATCCAACAATCATCAAAGACTTCTAACTGCCTTATCATTGCCTTAAAGAACTCAGTTCCATTAATATCTGCACTACCATTAGTAGGATTACGTAAAAGTGATTCTACCTGCTTTCTCTGCTCTGGGTCTCCTTCACCAATGGCTTGGTACTCCCACCCTTTGGCGACCGACTGCGAAGCTATCCTTGTGATTACAGTACGTAGATGAGAATACCTGTCAGCTAATTGTTCTAAATAAAATTGGTCAACTTGCGGAAGTATAGATTGACGATATGCCGTATCTGTACTTACACCTGAATAAACTGGAGTCCTTGCCTCCTTAGAAACATCAGCAGTCGCATTCTCCAGAAATGCATCTATGCCCGTTGTCTTTCTAACTGGTTTGCTCCTGAATCGGTCAAATATTCCCATTAAATTCTCCTCGATTCCAAGACATGACGGTGCCTGTGTATATAGTCTTCGATAACTGGTTCTAACATCTTCGATACTGGCGTCTCCTTAACCTTTGCCAATGTCTTTAAGTTTTGTTTTGTCTCAACTGAGATTCCCCATAATTCCATTCGGGTTCCAGAGCTGGGTGAACTTGTCATCTGGATTCCCAGTGTGTCTGCTTAGTATATATGTCTTTCTGTAAGGGAGATATGTCCTAGCCTAAATGTAATCCCATCGAGTAAAAACTAGCCTCTTCTTTTCCAAAACATGCACACATAACTCACACATCCATAGAGCCATAACTGCATCGGGCGTATGTCCTTCTAGCCTTCCATGTTTACCATAAATCAACCTACTCAAACCATCAACAAGTTTTCTCATGCCAGGTTTAGAACTCTCTCTAGCCTCCTTATTCCAAGGTATGAAATACTTGCCCTGTTCCATCGCTAACGCAATTCTAGGAACTCCAACGTCATGCTTGTGTTTTTCTTTTCCTGTGTTGTGACCCTCGACTGGCATGCCGTCTAACTGCTTTGCAGTATGAACAACCAATCTCTGATAACCATTAGACTCTACCATAATCTTGTCTGGTTTAAACTTGTCTGCCAAACTCTTCATCGTAACTACCTGTGCCTCTAACCATCCTGCACCCTTAGCCCTAATCTTACCACTCCAACAATACAATACTTTACGTTCTAAAGTAACTCGATTGTAAGCCATCACCACATAAGCCGTCTCGTCATTCTGACTGTCCATTCCCACAGCCAAGTCAACACCCATAGTTACAAACCAATCCTGACCTCGCTCTGGTAAGCCCATTTCCATGCCCTCCTTCAAGCAAGGTTTCAAAACCTCGTAAGGAATTACTGCACTCTCTGGGTCTAACGGATTTAACATATACTCAGACTCGAAAGCTCGACTTCCCATCGTCTCTCGCTCTTTGTCTAACCTCTCCTGATTCCAATACTCAGGCCAACGTGGAGTTCCATCCTTTAACAAAGCAGGATGGCGAACTGAGTTCCACTGACTGTTCTGCTCTGCCCAATCTGTAGCATCTCCTACCCTCTTCTGTGTTCCTACCAATAACATCTTTGCCTTCGGTAATCTCATCGGCATCACAACACGCTTTATGTAGTGAATAACCTTCTCATCCGTCATGTTAGGAAACTCTTGTAAAATATCATCCAGAATAATCATGTGAACGTGAGGACCTTCTAACGCCTTTCCAATACTGGCCGCATGAACCCTACTTCCATTGTTAAAATACTTAGCACCCTTACGCCAAGTTACCTTATCATCCTCATGTTGCGATTTCATAAAAGAATTAAGACGCCAAGAACGCCGACATATTTCTTCAAATTGCTCAAGTTTGTCCCATGCCTGTTCCAACGTCGCTGAAAGATATAACGCACGGTAATTTGGCTGCATTGCCATCTGATAAGCCAATGCACTCAATCCCCAAGAAGTCTTCAAGTGACCCCTTGCGCAAATTATCGAAGTATGTGTGCCTGCCTCAAAAGCATCTGCCCACTCTGCATGCATCTGTCCTAAAGGGACATATTCTCCAGGCTCCATCTCCATGTAATGACGCAATACATCGTCGATAAAGTCCTCTAAAGTAAGAGGCGTACTCTTTAATGTGTCTAAAGCACCACTAATCGCTAAGTTCAGCAGCTTGTCGTCGATTCCTTTTTTCGATTTCGTCATAATTTAACCTAAACTCTATCATTTTTGGCGGAGCATCATAGAAATCCATGAACTGAGCCAGTGTTTGCATGTCATCGGTCTCTTTTATAACTTTGCCATCCTTGAAAATGCGAATCATAGCCTCTCCTGAACTCTATGCTCTACTGTGCATATCGTATCATTGTGCATTCCACCATGACAGACGATTAGGATTCTTGTAATCTCAAATCCTCTCTTTTTCCCAAGACCACAGGTGTTCCAACCAAATGAAATGCACTTATCCAATACCTTTTGAGCCATTAAGTCCTTCCAACCACTCCATGTACTTGATTTTGTATCATATTCTCCCTTACCTTTGTAACACTCCTTTAACTGACGTGGTGAATACGGAGGGTCGAACACTCCAAAACGATGGGACTTTACTTTTTGTAGGTAATCCGTAGCATCTTCCTTGTACTCAAAAGGGAAAGGGTCAATATATTCGCCCCCTATCTCCACTTCTATCAATTTTTTAATAGGGTCTATTGTAAATGTACGTTTATTTGGCATCGCCCACGTTCTTTCTATCTTCATAACTCCCTCAACCAACGCTCTCCATCAAAAGAATAGATGTCAAAATGCTCCTTGTATTCAAATCTAGGTATCATATAACACTTTGAAACCTTGTCATCACTATCATAATGAGTTTCTCCCACCGTTTTTGTTGGAAACTTCTCACTAAGTAATAAATCTCGTAACTTTTCTGTCTCTATTACCCAAATCTGCTTATCTGATACATTTACCAAGTAATAAACAAAGTATTTTGCCTTCGTAACGTTAATTCCACTACTCTTTCCACGACATTTGTACTCTATTGCCATGTTTCCTGACCCTCCTTTGCCCCAATCCTGCTCCCAAAGGTCAGTCTTTACCTCATACGTTACTAAATCTAAGTTCTCATCCTCAAAAAGTAAGTCAAAAGCATTCGTATCATTATCCTTAATGTATCTTTGCCCTAATGTCGATTCGACAAAATGCCTAATTACCTGCTCACCCTTCTTTCCATCCTTCAAATCCTTCTCAAAGTTGTAATTCATCTAAAAAGATAATATGTCCCTTGCTATATAAGTATAACTATAGCAATAATTCCTTCGAAAACCTCTGATTAGCATTCACAACTCGTATTTCTAACGGATACATATGCTGTTTCTTCAAAATAGAGTCGCTTCCTTCCGTATTTACTACCTCATACACTATTCCTGAGTCTGCATCTATCACATCTGCCCTCAAACCTGACGGTTCGAACACCGCCTCAGTGTAAAACTCGTGTCCCCACTCCTTTAACTGCTTGCAAATCGCAAATTTCATGTCAATATGGGCCTTAGTCTCGTTCCTACTCCACCTCATAGCATTCCTATTGCGATTACTGGTCCTCAAAAGCCTAGAAACTGCATTTCTTTGCTCCTGAACGGCGTATCTATTCATTTGCGGTCACCAATCTCGCCTACCCATTTACCACATACTCGGCCCATTGCAATCTGTTTGCAAGACTTGCATGTCACTTCATGCTCCTTATCTGACGCAATTACATTCATCAATCCTTCTAATCTGTCCGAATAACGCCCACATAATGTCCACTGAGTCTCACCTTTGTACTTGTGTACTATCTGGTCACGCTCTCGCATGTAATTTCTAGCCACGATTACCAACCAAATTTCCCATTATTGGAGTGTAAACCATATCCATCTTGCACCTGTAACAATCCTTCATAGGACGCCCTTCCTTCTTCTTGCTGTAAATAAAATGCTCCGCATCCAAAAGCCTGTGTTCCTCTTCCCATCTCTCTCCACATTGATAACACTCAAAACGCCACTTCATTGAGAAGCCCACTTTCTGAACTTGTCCTCAAGCTCATCTCGCATCTTCTTTACCTCTGCCGTACTCTGAAACATACCATCATCATTCTGTATCCGCCTCCTCAAACGACTTACACTACTCTTATCTGGCGCAAACTTCAACAAAACATACAAGTCAGTCATAAACTGCTCCTCGTAAATACTACTCTTCTTATTGTGCGGTATCGCCCTATAATAATCCTTCAGTATCATGTAAAATAACTCAACATCACTATCCCTAGTATGCGGATGCTCCTTCAAGTATTTTATCACTAACTTGTGCGTGCTTTCCATATCCTTAAACCATTCCTTCATATGTAACTCGATGCGTTCCTTAACTTCTCTATGTAACGTAAAAGGAACTGCTGCTTTACGTTCTCATCCATCTTGACCTCTTCCAAAGCCTGACTTATACACTCATTAATCGTCTCTACTAACTCTTGCTTCTCATTCTCACGAAGACTCATCTTCTCAGCCATCTCTGTCAACTTAGCAAACTCGTGACCACGAATGTCCGCACCCTGCTTCTCTCGCATCCTCTCTAAGAAAGCACCACGTACCTCCTCAACCTGCTCCAATCGACTAACTCGGTTCTTTACCGCCTGCTCCTTGACTACTTCCTGAACCTCATGCTTGACATCCTGCATCAAATCCTGCCAACCCATTGCATCACTCCAATTCCTTATAGTATCTTTATTCAATGGAGGAACAAACTTGTGACGCTCCTGCATTATAGTAGCTACATCTGTAAAACTGTTGCCCTCCAAATATAACTTCAAACCCTCTTCCTTGTGCTTTAACTTATACTTCGCCATCTGCAATCAACTCCCTTAACCTCATAGCATCTAAACAACGCTTGCAATTTATAAGCTTAGGATTTAAACCCTTCATCTTCTCAAACTCCTGATGAGTAGCCTCATGACCACACAAAGTCATATGGGCTACCTCACTAGCCATATGCTTCTTTCTCATAAACTCTTCCTCAACTGGTCACGATAAGCATGTACGCCTAACCAAAAGCCCGCAATGAAAAACACCACTATCAAAAAGAACGCCAATAAATTACTCATGAATACAATCTTTACAAAAGCCCCCATTGTCCTCTATCTCCCTTGTAGATAATACCATCCCACACGCCTTGCAACGCCACATGCCATTAGTCATTCTTCTCCTCCATCATGTCCTCTATCATCTTCTTCATCAATATCGCCATCATACCTAACCCCGTTGTGTACGCCTTCAACTCCTTACCATCATAATCCATAGGATTGTCATCCACAAACTTCTGCACATGACCAAGCAACTCATCCAACTGCACTATCCATAAATCTAAAGCCTCAGTCATCAATACTCTCCATAATCCACTTCTGTAAATCATCCATAGCACCATGATAACCCGTCAAAAACGCCTTCATCTCAGCGTCACCCATAGGCGCCCACACATGCAAATCATGCACATCATCCTTCAAGCCCGCCATCTTGCCTTTTGCAAAATTTCTAATCTCTACCAAGCGCACGTTCGCCTTCAAATGCTTCTCAGTCCAAACATGCCCCTTCTTCCAAACCTTATCACTCATGCTAGGTCATATGCCCCTTCTCTATTTAAGTCTATCCACTCTATCATGTCCAACTTCAAACAAGCCAACCACATCCTATGGCTCATAACTTCCTTCTTCTTGTATGTACTAGCAATGCTTCCCATATCTCCTCCTGCAAACTCATCTCATCAACTTCCGCCAAACGCTGCAACTCCGCAAATACTTCCTTTCTCATAGGGTCTCGCCCACAATTAAGCACAAACTGCTTAGGCCATCCCTTCTTCTTCGAGTAAACCATACGCTACCACCTAGGGAAGGACATATAACCTTACTGCTCCAAACTCCAAAAAAAAAATAATATGACCCACTTCATAGAGAATCTCCGAAGATTTGTAGAAATACCCACCTGAAGGGGAAGGGGCGTGGGGTCTACATGCTGGCACCCTCTCAAGAAGCGTGTGCTAAATGTTGCATTACCCGAGAGTTATCGAGGAGAATCGACGTGATTTGTGTATATTTCTACAAGATATTGCACACTAATTTTGAGAGATTTGGAAAGATTTGGAGAACTGTGTGCTAAATGTTGAATTTGTGCTTAAATTGATTAAAAATGACTATAGTAGAATGATTTATTTTTGATGTTAATTTTGTAAGTGTTCTGTGAAGTGCGTTCTGAAGTGCATTCGGGATTAGATAATATGGCCTTAAGCACGAATCTTGTATTTTCCTTTATATATGGTTGCGGTCCTGAATAATTGATAAATATGACTTATCAAGCAGGAATAGAACTAGAAGCCAAGCTCAAAAGCGGAGTGTCTCTCGACGAGGTAATCCGTGCAATTAGACAAGCAGGAATTGAAATCCGAGACGACAGATATACTCACAATGGAGATATTCCCGTCACAGGATGGAAAGTAGTTTACGACGGAACTCCATCTCAAGACGGTAGAGATATTTGGGAATTTGTGACTAAACCAATTCACGGAGCCAAAACCATTGAAGAAATGATATTGGAAATGTGTCCAGTTCTACAGCAATTTTGTGACGTAGATAGAGACTGTGGATATCATATCCATTTCAGTATCTTAGACAAATATCATTTCAAAAGAAGAGTAGATACAACCACAAGAATGGGAAGACTAAAAGCTCTAAGAAATAAACCATCTAAATTATTCGTAGCTGAATTGATTAGAAATTATAATTATTTTCAAACTGTAATGGACAGTTTTGTAAGTCCATCAAGGAGAGGAAATGAGAGAGTTTGTGGAGGAAATGAAGCTCCTGATTATGCAGTAATGTCCACTAAGCAAGATGTGAAAGATTGGGCTACTACAAGCAATGCAGGAGCTGAAACCTTACAAGGTGAGTGGGATAGTGCAAGATACCACAAAGTTAACTTACTAGCATTGAGGAGATTTGGAACTGTAGAATACCGCCAACATCAAGGAACTTTGAACGCTACTAAAATCCTAAATTGGATGAAATTAATGGAGAGATTTACAACAAGAGCATGGGACAGAAATTACAAGGATTTAGACTGTAGGGATTTCGATGTAAATGTTGATGGATTATTTGACTTCTTAGGTTTGGGAAGATGTGACAGAAGCTTAAGAGAATACTACAGAAAGAGAGCTTCAGGATTTGGCTACCACAGGCTAGCCAATCCCGAGCTAGTAGCAAGAAGAAGAGTAGAATACGCTAGAGCATTCGCAAGATTGGGCCGAGCTTAGAACTAGGAGAATAATCCTAGTTCTAGATTTCCAATCTAGATGCAAATAGAGCGAGATTTAGGGCCTTTGTAGGTTTTCTAGGGTTATCATACCCTAGAGAATCTCAAGGGAATTGCCTAAATTTGATAAATTTGATTAGAAAATCCTATAGGCCGATTTTGTTTAACCCATAGGAATCGTGATTTTAACTGTTTTTTACATTAATTATACTAGAAAATGCACACAAATAGGCTGTGTGCGTTATTTTGCGTGTGCAATATTTTGTGTGTGTATTATCTTGATTATGGAAAGATTATGCACACATTATTTTTTTTCTGTGTGTGTTATTATGATTTGTATTATTATTAATTATATTGTTATTGATATTGCTATTAATTATGTAAGTATTTTGGGATGTCCAAAAACCTTTAACGGGTTTCTAAAAACCGCTACAGAAAGCACTTAAATCCTTAATTCGTGCTTAAATGGTCATATGAGCCTATTATATACCCCCTTGTTGCTCTAAGGTTGTGATAAACATGGAAACAGATACCAGAACACAAACAAACGCCAGCAATATCGACATGCTTGATAACAAGCCTGTAAAGATAGAAAGAAGTGAAGATATTTACTTCCACAGAAACGGAATAGGTGGCCAACCATTTTGGACCGTTAAATTTACCTATGGTCAATTAAATATGGTAGCAACTATTGGAGTAGAGGAAGATAGTGTAATATTATCCTCATGTAGAGTCCTTTGCTTAGAATCTATAGTAGATTCATTATGGAGAGGAGATAAGTTTGCTCCTATCTTAGTAAGGCAAATGAGTGCAATATTTGACACAGAGGGATTTAATCCTTTACAAAGAACTGTAAGAAACGTAAGGAGTGATTAAAATGGAAGATTTCCCTATAGTTAAAGATAGTAATCTAAGAAAATTAACCTGTGAAGAATGTGGTAAAGATTTAGATATAAGAAGCCATTTTATTCATGTTAAGAAGAAATCAGGTTGGTCTTATATTGGAGGAATGGAAATTCATGTAAGATGTCATAATGATGATTGTGATAAGTCAGACCATGAAAAGAATAAAGATTATTTCACTCCTATTTTTGTGGGGGCGATTTAAATGCTTACAATTAGACCAACTGCTAATGCAGAAGAAAGAAAGGAAGTATTAGAGGAATTAGGGCGTGCTATAAGCTATAAATGTAATTGGGTAGGGGAAGACATTCTAACAGTGTTTAAAAGCGCTTTAGAAGACGCTAATTTCCATTCCTTTAATGACTTAGTAAGTGAACTTTGGGAGAAACAACAATGAGGGGCGAAATGATTTCGAGAGTTTTGCCTCAGGATGTGAGAAAATTGCATAACGACAAAAAAGAAACAAAAGAAAGATATGGCATGTGGGAAATAACAAAACATGCAGACGGAAAAAGCGAGACATGGAAGATATCGAAAGATTATCTTAAGACTTTGAGCGATTCAGAAATCCTCAAATTATCAAAAGTAATGGGTGTGCGTTAAATTGCACACTAGTAGTTGGGCGACTACTGAAAAAATCGCCCGTTATATTTCAACGGTAAGCATTACGCACACAACCAACAGTTGGCAAGTTTTGGATTTCGGTTGTTCCTATTTATGTGTGCGTAATGTTGAGATATATGCTGGTCATCATATAAAACTGACCAATTTACATTTCTTATATATTTGTTTAACCCATAGGAATCAGAGAAATGGGCGACAACAACCTTATATAGGGTGGGACATATGTCCTATTAGCTCGGGTGGGCCTAGTGTGGTCATTATACCAGCCCATCCGAACATAAAAAAGTGATAAACATGTGCGGAATAGGAGGATATTACCAAACAGGTAATACAGAAGATGCCCCTAGATGGGCAAAGCAAGCTCTCAGGACAATGTGGAATACATTAGAGTCCAGAGGAATCGATGCTTCAGGCATCGCATTTGAAAGTCCTACAGGAATTAGGCATTATAAGACAGATAAACCTGCTTACGAATTAAGTAGTTTAGGTATGGGTCTAGCATTCGGTATGAATAGAACTCCTCGTTGGGTTATGTTGCATACTAGAGCTTCAACTCATGGTAAACCAGAACGTAACAGAAACAATCACCCCTTAATGGGGAGTAAACTAGCATTATGTCATAATGGTGTTGTTTACAATAAAGATAATGTCTTACGTAAGTATAATACCTCACCAAAGCGTGAAGTAGATACTGAAGCTATCCTTGTAGCATTAAAGAACGGTGGTATAGATGCAGTGGCAAAGAATGTAGAAGGCTCTATGTCTATTTCATGGGCCAAAGGTAAGACAATGTATCTTTGGACTAATGGAATGTCTCCTTTAGTTATTGGTGAGCTATACAATGGGGATTACATGTATTCATCTACTGATGAACATCTAATGTCCACAGGTTTGAGATTCAGACAAGTCTTTGATGCAAAACATGGACATCTTTACAAATTTACTCCAGAAGGAATGAGTGTTCACAAAACACAACTAAGAAAAATCCAGCGTCCGATATATTCATGGAGAGATTTGTCAAAGAAAACGCACACACCAAAGAAGGACACCAGGCAAACCAGCCTGGTTGTCCCAAAGGCAACCCGCAGCGAGCGTGTGCGTAATTTTGATGAATATACAGAAAATAATGAAAAGAGTGTGCATTATTTGGATGATATAGATGTAGAATGGGAGGCAGTCTATGGTGATTGGCGCTCATGGTCAAAAAAATCAAAGGAGATAAACAATGAGTAAAATAGATAGAATGAATCATATTAGGTATATTCTTTGTAATGATATTAGTGAATATATGGATTTATTAGATGAATTTGTTGATTTAGCAATTTGTTTAACCCATAGAGGAGGTAAATAATGGGGCATGATGGCATTATTCCATTACAAAATGTAATATCAGGGAACATTGGTGAATATTATATACAATATGAATTAGCTAAAATGGGTATTGATGCAGTTAAGATAGATAGAAACTATGATTTGTTTTTATGGGAAAGAATGCATAGAGTTGAAATTAAAACTGCAAAAAAAGTTAAGAATAAATATAACTTTAAATTTAAAGATACTCAAGTAAGAGAGGATGCATTTGATTATGCTATTTGTGTTTGTATTGATGGAATGAATATAGATAAAATATATGTTATACCTCAAGATTATCTAAATAAAAAGGGTGGTTGTAAAACTGTTTTAGGTATATACGCAACCCCTACTACAGCTATAAAAGAAAAGCTCATAGGAGATTCTTATGAGTTGTTTGAGACATGTAAAGGTTTAGATAAATTAAATATATTCAAAATAGATAATAAAAGAACGTTTACAAGGAAAAAGAATAGTATAACTAAAAAACTTTTAGAATATAAAGATAAAAAATTAAAAGAAACTATTAAGACAATACAAAATATCATGAATGATAAAAATATATTACATCCTTTAAAAGAAGTAAGTAAAAAAATAGGAACCACTATGAGAACAACAAAAAATTGGTGTGATAAATTGGAAATTAAATATCCAGATAAACATGGAACTAAATATAACCCTCGAATACATAAAGAGGTTCTAAGGTTATGGGAAATTGGTCATAATAGAAATGAGATAGCTAAAAAGATGGACATTACTCCTTCTTTGATAAATAGTATAACTCAACAATATAAATTACCAAAGAGGAACCCAAAAAAGATAAAAATACATCAATGTGAAAAATGTGGTAAAACATTTGCATATCCTTATAGATTAAAAAGACATCAAAATAGTAAGACAAAAAGAGGTTGTAAAAAGGAAGGAGTAAAATATAAATGATGCGTAAATGGAGAGATTGGTTCACAGATATGTGTGATGTATGTGAAGAAGACCTTACAAAAGAAGGAATGGTATACATTATCAAACAAAAGCTAGGTATATGTGCAGATTGTTATGAATCTGTAAGGATATACTTAGTTGATGTTGAGATAGAAGAAATAGGAGAAGAAGAATGAAAGAAGAAAGAGATATAAGAGCAGAAATAATAGCAAAAGAGATAGTAGAACTAACAGATTCGCTAGATAACGCACACGATTTAGATGATGCGTGGCAACGTATTACTGAAGCATTGAGATATTTAAGTGCTAAAGATACTATGGTTAAAATAAAAGAACAGGGGGTGAAATAAATGAAACGAAGTATAAGATATAGTAAGATAGCTCAAATGTCTTTACCAGAAATGAAAGAGACTATCAAAGTTATGAAAGAAAGCCTAGCTAGACTAGAAATGGTATATGAAACAAGAAGTTCAGTAATAACGTGTTAATATGCCAAGAAAGAAGAAAGAAATAGAAGGCGTTGAAAGGCTTTTCCTATACGAACTATGGGCTTTAGACATAGAACTCCTTAAAGAGCATCTATTTGCTGTAAATGATGCCATTCTGTATCATAGAGAGAAGGCTAGTGATGCAGACCGCTATAGATATCGTATTGACCAGATTCTAAAAGTTAGAAAATGGTTAGATATAGAGGACAAAGCTATCAATGATTAAATACATAGAAACAGAATATGTGTGCGTTAATTGTAATGTGTGTCTTATCTATGAAGATTATGGAGATGTAAAATCTACTGCTCTTTATTGTAAGAAATGTAATTGGCATCCAGCACTTACAAAGGATGGAAAGAAAACAGATATATCTAAATTACACACACGTTTATATTAAGTTCCTTGTAGTAGGGGATAGGATAAGAGAAACCCCTGTTTGTAAGTCATGTTTATCACACAATTTTATAAACTTTTTCTCTTATCCCCCCAAATAATGCATACATGAAGCAAATAGAATGGATAGATGGCAGGACATATTATATAGAATCACCAAAAAGATTTATAGAACTTAGACAACTTAGACATCCTTTTTGCGATAGAGTAGATAATGAAGAATATATGGAAAGTGTGCGTTTTACATACACTGACATTTATGGTGTTGATGAAAAATTAATAGATATTAGCTCAGAAGAAGCTTTTATCAAGTCTTTTGAGGCTTTAGGTGAAGCAAAAATTATAGAAGAATAAAATGTTTAACCCATAGATATTGTTAAATAGTAGGGGTCATATCGCCTTTTGGTGATAAACATGATAATAGAATCACTTAAACTAAAATTAGGGGCTACTCGCCCTACGGCTAGACAATATGAATCTGTAAGAGCAGATATAGAATTAGACATAACTCTTGACCACAATGAACGTGTGGAAGATGAAGAGTTTAAAACAACATGGAAACGCATTAGAAACAAGGCTAAGATAATGTTGTTAGAAGCAATGGCTGACGCTGAGAAGGGAGTTAATCAATGAATGACTTCACATTGGCAGATATGATAAAATTTTTTAAAGAGGATATGAAAGAAGCTGATTGGAAAATTATAGTAGAGAAGGTGGATGATGACAATTAAATCCTCTGAAGAAGATAAGAGTCCTATAAGATTTCAATTAAATAAAATTAAACAGGCATTAGGTATTTTGAATCATGAAGTAAATACTCTTGATAATTTTTTATGGAATTTGGAGAAGAAAGATGGCAACTAGAATGGTAAAAGTAAATTCATTAGCTGTTGCTAAGAGATGGCTTAATCAAATGAAAGAAGACTACCATCCTAATCATCATAAGAGATTAGGAATATGGGAAAGGCCTAGACAGTATCATGGAAACAAGTCCTATGGATATAATGATAGTATGATATATATTGTAGGCCATGCTAAAGCTATAGAACCTAAAATAAGTCACTTAGGAAAGAGATTAGATGTGTGAACACGAAGCCCAGATATGTGGTGACAATGGATGGGAATGTCTTATATGTGGTAAACTAGTGGATTAATATGAGCATTACTGAATATGGATATGATGATACTGAACGATGTCCAGCTTGTCATAGAGAATTACTAGAAGGATGTTGTGTAGAATGTGGTGAGGTATATTACTAACTTCATACTAAAATGTCCTAAGTGCTACACAACCAGAGCAGGCGAAAGCAGATACAAATCCTGGAAATGCTTTCGCTGTGGCTATGTTATGAATAAAAAGAATACTAAAATCCAGGCAGAAACTAATAATATTGAAGAAAATCAATACGTTATTGATATTTTAAGAAAAAAATAATTATTTTATAAGTTTGTTTAACCCATAGACTTACTGTTTTTAGAGAGACAGACACCTTCATTTCCACTGGAACTTTTATTATATAAGTAAGAATATATATTATATAGCTAATAAGCCGCCGTACCCCTCTAAAAATTATAAAAAATTAGTAGAGACATCTTAGAATAGTTCCAGTGGAAACAAAGGTGTGTGTGTCTATGTGAAGTTAGTAATTAATACTTCTGAAGTTAAAGCATTGTTACCTACTTCTATAATTGTATTAATATTATCTGCAATCATTATTTTATATCCTACTACTGGTAGAAATTCTACTTTCTTTAACGCAGGCGTTCTTAGTTCTACAATAGAACCTAGAGGCAACCATTCACCATTATTGATTGTAATTCTATATCCTTTAGTTGGATTCTTAAATTGTTCTACTACTAATCTTCCTATATTTTCTAATACATCAATCCTACTTGTAAGGTATTCAACTTTCCTAGACATTACACCGTACTTAGCTATAGACCCCTCATCATTATATGTAAATGATAAATCTCTATTAGATGAACTGACTACTGTACAACTGTTTACCATACCTACTGAAGTATAGTTAGCTAACAAACCATCCGAAATAACATTAGACTCATCTAACGAAATAGTCAAATCAGCTTTAACATCATTATGTAAGTGGTCTGGTTGGAATACTTCAAAGTTTTTACCAGCTTTTATAGCGTAATAATATGGTAAATAAGAATGTAAAGGATGGGCATCATCTGTAGTAATATCTACCATAAAGTTTATACAGTTATCAATAAAATCTTTTCGAGTTGCATAACCACTAAAGTTCATAGTGTCATCTAAGATTATACTACTACCTTGTGTCATTTTACTAATAGAAGTATTTTTATAATTAGCAACTTCAGCTATTGCCATATACAAATCCATACCTTGAAAGTCACCTTGTTTAAAATTGATAATTTCACTGTTAGCTAATTCAGTAATATAATCATAAGCTACAAAACTAAAATTACCTATTGATGGATTTATAACTCTTATAATACCAACAAACTCTTTATTTGTAATAAGGTCGCCTTTACCATATTTAATTATTACTTCTGCACCAATCCTAATCTTTTCTAAAGCATCAACAGAAGTACATAAACAAGTTGCAGACCTTGCAGAATTTACTTTAGCATCAATATTCAACTGCGTAACAAATGGAAAAGGCTCACCATCTATTGTAACATCAATTACTAATTCATTAGAAGTTGCTGACATTATTCTAAATGTTCACCTATTACAACAAAATTCAAAGTGCTTAAGTATTGACCAGCATTAGATGGGTCTTGAGTAATAGTACCACCAGTGCATTTTACTCTTAATCTTTTAAATGTTGTATATGGAGAATCTACAATATCAGTATCTACTACTGCCCAATTATATCTACCACCTTCAAGTAAAGCCCAGAGCTTTACATATCCACTGTGTTTTAAAATTCTTATATTGGCTGAAAAAGTAGGCAACCCTAATTTAGTTTGTATAACTCCTACAGGATAACGTTTGTCACCTAAAGCCATGTTAGAACCGACACCACCTGAACGTGAAAAACTCGTACTTAAAATTGCTATACTTTTGTTATTTATTTCAGTAAGTAAATCTAAAAACCTATTAGTGTTAGATAGCACTACTATATTGTCTGTTTGTACTTCTGTAGACAAAGACCCTGCACTGTCCTTTACACGGTGTTTAACTGCGTTAGTTTGAGCGTCATCAGCCGCACAAGAGATAGATGTTAAGAAACTAGTATCTTTTATTATTTTACAAGTAGATGATGCATCATCAGTAAGTGGGGTGCCTGCTAATCGTATAACTGTTTCTGTAACTGAATCATGATTAGTATCTATAGCAAATGTGCCATTATTGGCTGCTTGGTCATGGCCTGAAATAGTAATATTATCACCAGGTGCAAACCCTTGTGTTAAAAAATCTGCGGTGCCTCCACCTATGTCTGTAATAACAAAACCTGAATTAACGTTAACAGTTATATTTTGAGGAGCTACATCAGATGTAGAAGTTTGTGCATTACTTGGATTTGCAACTGCACTACCTCCCCAACGATAATCTTGTTTTACAGCTCTAATTTGAGTATTAACTAATTGATTGTCATCTGTTAAAAGCATATAGCGTGCGCCAGTGTCTTGAGCATCTAAAGTATCTACAACAACCATATCTACTCTTTTGAAAAATTCATCACTAGATGCGCTAAAATCTGTAATATTATCAGGTGAAGTTATACCTACACTTTGCCATTGATAATGACTAAATGTTGAATCTGTATCCACTATGTTGCCTGTAGTATTATCAGCAGAATTAAAAGATAAACTTACCAAACCATATACTGTAATTCTAGTAGAACCACAATCAGGTAAACTACATTTAAGTTTTAATTTTTTACTACCATCTTCAAAAACAGTATTATCATTATTCAAAGCAAAAGAGGTCATATATTGTGAACCATCTGTGGTTTTGTATTTATATTCAGATAAAGTTCGGTCACTACCTATCGCAAATGAGTTTTGACCTGTAATATAAAATGCAGATGCAGAATCATTATAATCTGTATTCAAGACTTCTGCTCTACTTATTTTAGGCTCAGCAATAGGAGTAGGTGATGTAACTGTAGGTTGAGAAGATAAAGCAACTCTACTACTTCTAAATCCTAATTCATCTTCAACTTGTACCTTAATAGCTTTAGCACCACTAGAATGATATCTATGTGTAATTGTAGTGCTACTTGCAACTTCATCTAACTCTACAAAACTATAATCCTTATCTGTATCTGAAGCTCCACTATCCCAATTTACTGCAAACCGTTTTACATTACCACTAAACATACCGCCTGTTGCATTTATTGTAAGTGTTATTTGTTGACCTACAGTTGGAGAAGTATCATCAACAGCAGATGAAGCATTTACACCTGGTCTTGTTATACTTACTATATTTCCAGGTTGTGCTAACGTTGCTGACCCAGTATTTTGATTATCTTGTGCGTAAAATTGTATTCTATACTCTGTGTTATCAGTTTTAAGAAAACTATCACTACCATCAGAAGTTAAATCAGAGGTTGTAAAAACATTTTTACCTACATCAGTAAGAGTTGCGCCATATGTACCACTACTAACTCCTGAAGCATGATACGCAGGGTCTGCTGCTTGTTTGAAAACAGCTATATAATTTTGTAAATCTGAATCTGCACCACTATATTCTTCAGTAAAAGAAATATCTGTATTTATACCGTCTGATTTAGGTGTTACTTGTATTAAAGGTCTATTTGGTTTAGGATTATCATACTCTATTTCTATTTTAGCATTAGATATACTACCTCCAGAAGTTGCATTTAATGCATACTCATTAGTTCCTAAACTACCTTCATCATACGCTTTAATCATAAAACCATAAGATTTACCCCATTCTGGTTTATTATTAACAAAGAAATTTTTTAATGAAAAAGAAGTAAAATCACCAGTTCCAGCAGGAGCTACAACATCTATAATTCCATTAGAACCATAACCATAATCAGTATTGATTATAGGATTGCCGCCGCCAATAATAATATATTCATCACCATTGTCAAAATTATTGCCACTTCCACCTGATAAACTAATTGCATCAGTTACAGTATTAGAAGCAAGACCAGGAATTGTACCACTACAACCATCGGTTGTGTTTAAAACTTTACTACCATGAGTACTACCAATTCCTGTTAAATTAGCGTCTTTAAAATTACCACTTGAATCTTGTAATTGAGTAGAAGTACCGCCACTATGTGTTCCACTTCTTGACGGCGACCAATAAGTGTTTCCTGCATCACTTACATACCACCACGATACATCTGTAAGATTTAAATTACTAGCTACCTGATATAATGCCATTGTCGGTGCTGAACTTTGAGTTGGTAATCGTAACATAATCCTAACATCTAAGATTTCTAAATTATCATTATATGGTTTTTCAGGTAATGAAAATCTAACTAATGTTCTAGTAAAATCACTCGTAACACGACCTATTGAAATGGCGTTACTTGTAACAGTAGCACTTGCACTACCTGTGGATATAGTTTGGTAAACTGCTTTTCCTGCTGGAGGATTATCTGCACCACTTTGCCATGCACTACTTGAATAATACAATCTATCATCAGTCTGTCCAAAAGTATCTGTAAAATTCGTCATGCTAGACCTCGGCTACCTGCCCCTGGACCGCCCAAAAAACTATCATTTAATTTTTTGTTAAGGCCATCTAATGAAAACTCATTTACTAAATTAAATAATTTTTCCATTCCAAAAATAACTCCATCAGTAACTCTTTGTAATTCTTTAAACACTGAAACCAACGGCCAAAATACATCAGTTAATTTCTTAACTCGGCCATCTAAAGACATAATAACAACAATTAAAGCCGTTACTGCCACAGCTATTGCAAGCATTGGGTTTGCTAACATAGCTTTAGTAAGTCCTTTAGTTGCAAGTGTTAACCTGCCTGTAGCTGCTGTTTGACCTGTTTTAGTAGCTATGTCTTTTCTACCCATAGCAATAGAAAGTGTAAGATAAGCTAAGTATATCTCCGCAGGACCTGCAAATAATTCTAAAACTGCCGTTCCTTTACGAATTAATGTAGCTTGTTCTTTCCAACCTAATCTATCCATTGCACCCGCAAGCTTGTTAAAACCTCCAACAGTCTGATTTAAAGCAGCAGTCATTGCTTGATAACGTGCAACCTGTGCTAAAAATGCAATATTAGCTCGTTGTGTTTCTTGTTCTAATTTAGTTTGAGAATCCGCAGCTTTGTTTATTTGTTGAGACAAACCTGCTGCTTTACCTTCCAACACTACACTAATTACATATTCTTCAGCCATTTATACCTAATTCTCCCATCATTTGTGTGCGCAATTCATTCACTTCAGACATTCTTTCATTAGCTACAGCTTGTGCTACACTCATTTTTTCAGATGTAAGTGTATTTACTTGAGCCATTAAATTATCTCTATCATTTTGGTCACAAACATCTAACATTGCTTGCACCTCTGCATAATTCATCTTAGGTTCTTCAACCATTGCTTCTAACATTCCAATATAAATTGGCATTGCTTTAGCTTGAGCTGCATTTATAACAACTTTTTCATCTTGTGAAATTTCTTTACCATCCATCATTTTTGTAATAATCTCTTGTAACAATAATGAGTCTTTAGCCAACTCTGTACGTAAATCTAAGAATTTTTCATTAATATTATTCCACTCTGAATTACTTAATCGCTTAATAACGCACACAGGTGTGTGCGTTTTCTTGAACCAACCTCTCCATCCTTTTGGTTTTTGAAACTTAGCAAGGCTTGGTAACTCAACAGTTTTTCTTTCCCAGTATTCTCTCTGAACTGCACCTATATCTAATAGTGGGGCGTCTAATTGACCTGTTGTGCTTACCATTTACCTACCTACTGTAATGTGAAATCGGCACTTACTGCAAATGCACTATAATTCCTATAATTTCCATTACCTCTAAACTTAATACTTAATGTATCAGTTACTTCTCCACCACCTGTAAGCGGTCTGGAGAAAGAAGTAATGGTTCCATTTGTAAGTGCTATTGAACCATTTGTACCGAAATCTAATCTAACTAATGGAAGAGTTATTTGACGTGTGTATAAATCATATAAATCTTCATTATCTGCTGTCATAGTAAGGTCTAAAGTAATATCTGCTTTGCCTCTTGCAATCTTACTATTTTGCAACCATTTACTATCTATTTTACCTGGAATTGGTGTATTATTATTTGCTATCTTAAGAGATACTGTTTTTAAATTTGTAAACTCTGTAAGTGTTTCAGTAGTGTCTGCTACACAAGGAATGTTAACTGCACCGCCAGTCATTTTGTAAATTCCTTTTAAAAGATTTGCAGACTCATAATTATCTGCCCCACTACCTATTGCTGCTACAGTGCCACTGTGTGCGCTATTTAACACATTTCTTAAACCTACAAGGTCATCTACATCAGAATGCGTTAAATCAACAACACCTTCTGCAACTATAGATGCATTGTCTGAAGAACCGCTATCTGGCCCATCATATTCCGTGTCTGCTGCATCTGCCTCAGTAAAAAAACGCAAGTATCTTTCACCAACCTCGACATACTTTCCTGCCGTATCTGTTAATTGTAAAGCGTCATCATCTTGAATTACAAACCTTGAAGTGCTTAACGGGTCTGAAGCTGCTGAAAAACTAACTGTCAAATCTGTAGGAAGTAATGGGTCTGTGCTTGGTGCGCTTGGGAACGCAAGACTATTGTATGTCATTGCTCCTGAACCTGGATTAAAAGTAAAATCACCATCATCATCATCTTCACTATACATAGCTGTGCAAGCACAATCTAATGTCATATAACCTCCAGCAGTATAATCTGCTTCTAATGTAGCTTCGTTAACTACAACTCCATTACAAAGTGTGTGATGTCCTGTTGATAAATCTTTGGCAAGTATAACATGTGAATAAGTATTTGTTGTAAGACAATGTGGAGCATCTAAATCACCAGCATCATCCCCTATATCTGTAGACCCTATTGCATTCCCAAGAAGTTCTTGCCATCCAGTTCCTTGTAATGCAACCTTAAGAGGTAACGTAACATCAATCGGCCCTGCTGCATGATGTGCATCAGTTGACTGCCCGATACTTGGAACAGGAGTTATGTTCATTGCTACCGCTCTTGGGTCAAATGTGTCCAGTAGACCTAAGTGATAAAGAGCTGTATCTGGGGCATCCCCATAATCGCTCTCTACTTCAAATGCTGCTTGTATATCTTGTGCTTTTCTTACCATTATACCACCGCCTCGTAACTTGTGATTTCACAATCGAGAACGTAACGGTACCAGCGACGTTGTTTGTCGGACTGGTCTGTGCGAGACAATAATTTTATGTCTGCATAATTGGTGTTTAACACCGTAGGCGCATTTCCTGCTCTTGCACCTCTAATGATACTTACAACTTCTGAATACAAATCTCTAAGTCTTGACCTACTTACCTTAGTTGCTATATCTATTGAAATAGTTGCCGTGCCTTTGTCAAGGCCATGACCAACTCCTAAAAAATCGTGACTTGCTGAAATTTCATAACAGCGAATTACATCATTATTTTTTAAATTAACTTTATTTAAATCCCAAGAATCACCAATATCTGGTTTTACTGATGTTCCTGCTATGTCCCCTACATCCCAATTCGAATCTAATAAACTCGAGACGGTTGTTACAGGGTCGTTTAATTCTGCATAAGTGACTGCCATTACGGAGTCACCATTCCTGTACCAAAGCCACCAACAGCCCTTGCCATTGTCATATCTCTGTCCAACCTTTTGTTGTCTTTTAATATCTTCATTGCCATGTCTTCAAACTTCTGAGACTTAGTAGAATTATCCATCGAATCATCTCCCTCTGGCATTAAATTTAAATCATCATTCATTGCAATCGTTGCTGCTGTAAGATATATTGTTGCTAACTTTATGTCTTTAGGAGTTGTAGCAGTTGCATATCTATACTTTACATAAGCAGAAACACCTGCTGGAGCGCTGTTAAGCATATTATGTATAGCATAATTTTCTATGTAGATTATACCACGTTCTGTGTCTACCCAGAAATCTTTGTCAACAACGTCTGTTACTGAACTTCCCATTGTTTTACTTGCCACATAATCCACATATGCACTACCTTCCCAAATCTTAAGAGTGTCTCCACTACCTCCTGCTAATGTTAAAATTGGATAATGTGCTAATTGTATCCTACCTCTGTCATTTATGGCTGTAGAACGAACAGTTTGTACTCTTACTCTTTCATCTGTTACAGTTATAGCGTTAGCTGTAGACCATGCGTGATTTGTAAGTTGTTCGACACGTGCTTCTGCCATCTCAATAAATGCTTCAACCTGACTAATAGTAGGTGTAGTATCAGTTGCATGAAATGCACTAACTTGTAAAAAAGCAGAAACGTCTCCGTGTGAACAATAACTTACCATTATAATATCCTACTGAGTGCCGTGTTCATTAACTTTTCGCCTGTAGTTGCTACAACCATTCCGTTCATGTCGATTGGTTGTCCTGCCATATTCCAGCCTATTGCTCCGACTGGTAATGTGGTGTATCCCTGCTGTGTTGCCAATGGTGGAGGTCCTCCGCCATTTGCTGTATAATATTGTTCTCCATTAGCCAACTGGTCTATCTGTGGAGGTGGCATCTGCCAAGGTTGTGGTGCTGCTG